TAACCGCGTGGCTTTGCCATGATCCTTGGCCAAGCACGTTGGCAGTCGTGGTTGCGCCGACAGCGCGAACCGTAAAGAACGCCTCATAAATCCAGCCGACGTTGGTCTGCGCCGTTGTGTTCAATGTCATTGCGCCCGACGAGAAGACGTTAACCGAACCCAGGCGAAGGTCGAGCGTAAGCGTGCCGGGCGTCGTAACAACCGTGCTGATCCTGCCCGACGCCGTGACCCGAAACATCTTGCCCGCGAACAGGTAGTTCGCCGGGAGCGTCGGCTTGGCGATGACGGGCAATATCGACGTTGCCGTCGTCGTGTTGGTGAGCGCCGAGCCGTCCGCAATGGAGTTCAGCAGCGTTGCAATATAGCCCTGTTGCATTGTGGTTCCCTATGCGAGTGTGAATACGCCGCTGGCGTTGATTGTGATTGTAAGCGTGCCGGCCGTTGTGCTGACTGACCCGCCGCCCGTGTCCAGGTCCACAACGCACAACAAGTCGTCGTTGGTATTGTCGGCGTAGATCACCGCATACTTGGCCGTTATGGTGGACGATGTCCAAGCCTGGTCATCGCAGTCGAAGGTAATCGTGCCGGTCGATTGCGTCCATGTGGCGGTCAGCGTCTTGCCGCCTACGGTGTAGCCGGTTCCGACCACTTCCGCCGTGAGGTCCGCGTATCGGCAATCAGTAGACCCGCCGACGAAAGTCGCGTCGAGCGCCTGCGCTGACGTGGTCAGCGCCATCTTGAATGTCTGCGTGTCGAGGTCGAACGTACCGTTCGCCAGCTTCAGCTTGGCCCTGTTAAAGACGATCCAGTTACCTGCGGCCATCAGTCGTTGCCTTCAGTTTCAATTCTGGATATCCGGCCCTTTTCGCGCACGACACGCTTGGGGCGAGACAGCGCAGCAATCGCCTTGTCCGCGTTCTGGCTCGTCACCTGCGCAAATTGGCCAACCGCTTCGCTCATCTGCCCAACCGCGTTGCCAATTACGGCCACGCTCTCACTCAGGCCCGCTACCGCCTGCTGCATCGCCTGGCTCGCCTGCATTGCCGTCTCGCTTGCCGCACGGTCGGATTGTATCTGCGTTTCGGTTGCCTCGGCCTTGTTCTTGCGCAGCCGGTTCTCGAGGCGCATGGCTTCAAGTTCCAGCTCGGCACGCTCGTCTGCACGCTCGTCACGGGGCGCTGGCGCTTGCGCTGGCGCTTGCGCCGGCGCTTGCGGGGCCGCGCCTTCCGATCCCCCGACATTGGTCAGGATTTCAATCGTCTGCGCTCGCGTCTTCTCGGCAGTGGCAAGCGCCGCCTCGGTATCAGCCTCGGCCTTAGCCGCCTTGGCGCGGGCTTCCATCGCCAGGCCCTCGGCAAGTTCCTTCTGCGGGTCGGGCTGTTCCTGCATGGCGGCGAGTTCTTCAGCCATCGCCGCCGCTTCTTCTTCGTTCGGCTCGATGACGCCCAGCTTCAGCAGCTTCTTCCTGAAATACTGCTGCATCTCGGACAGGCCTTCGCCTTCCATGTTCATCATAGCTTGCGCGCCGAGGATCTGCAGCGTTTCCGGGTCCTGCGTGATCTGCATCATGCCGGTGATTGCCCTGACAACAGATGCGCGCCGGCTGGCCGTGCTTGGCCCGACGTCAACGGCCACGTCAAACTTCGCCTCGGCTATGTCGTTCTCAGTTTCGATGGCGCCAGTCTCTTTGTTGACCATCGGCCGGGCAAGCTCCACCGTGCGCGGCTCGCCGGTGGTCTGTATCGCCTTCATCTTGCGGTTAGGTTCGACATAGATTTCACGGGCCATCGACAGCCAGACTTCACCGCAGCGCTTCACGGCCTTCCCGAAGTTGCTGAGATAGATGAAGGTCTGCATATCCTGCTTGTTCTGGATCAGCTCGACCGCCTTGCCCGACATGTTCGGCTGCATGATCTCGCCAGCCTGCTGGGTGCCGAGGATCTGTTGCATATCAGCTTCTGTTATTTGAAGCAGCGCGGCCATTGCAGGCGGTATCTCCGGCGCCCGCGTGTAATCCAGCGCGCCCATCGGGTTCTCGCCGCCGTCCGCATTGGTCACAGGGTTAATCAACAGGTATGGGTATCGTTTGACGTTGTCGTCGGACCAGGCAAGCTCATGGCCTGCGACTTGTTCCGGAGTAAAGATCGGCTTCTGAACCGTGCTGTATGCGCTGATTTCGCCCAGCTTCGTCAGTTGCATGTTCTTCAGCCGCTGCGCGTCCTTGGCCAGACGGACGTGGCCTTGGCAGCGCTCGATGTTGTCGATAAACCATCTCTTTCCGTAAACCGGGATAATCGGGATTTCGGACCCGGCAATCAGCCCGTAATCCTCCAGCACCTTGCCGCCACTGAGCAGGTACTTGTGGACGCGCTGGCGCTTGATCTTGCGTTCGCGGACCTCGACGCTGCCTGTGGACAGAAGCATCTGCTCAAGGTCCGGATCGTCTGCAAACTCGGCTTCCGTGTACTTGGTTTCTTCGCCATCAAGTGAGCGGAATATGCGCAGCGTCTCGGTTACTTGTTCCTTACAGTAGTATTCGCAGATGTAGACAACGTCAGGCGTAGACCAGTCGAACTGGACGAACTGCACAACCTTTGGCCAGGTTGTCGGGTCGTCGTTAAACCGATCCTTGTAGCTCTGCACCGTCATGGCGCTCATCACGTAGCAGGACTGCGCGTCCTTTTTGTCCTGGCGCTTGGCGTTCAAGTCGAAAAAGACAGACGTGTCAGCGTCGAAAATCGGTTGGAATACAATCCGCTGCTGTTCGTTTTCGGGGTCGCCCTCGTCTTCATACTGGTTGGACAAGCGCCACGCGCCAAAGCCCCCGCCCACGGCTTCCTCAAATGCGTTATCGTAAGCCTCATCCGCCTGGCTGTCCTGCTCATCGGCGCGGTACAGCTCGTCACAGGTATCGGCCAGCTTCAGGTTTGTGCTGCCGTCCTTGGGGATAAAGTCAACCGTGATGCGGTTGTTGCGGTACTCGCTGATGATCCGCATGACGGACAGCGCGACCTTGTTGACCTCAAAGCGCGGTCTGTTCGCGTACTGTTCGGAAAGGTTGCCCTCCCACTGCGCGCCAGCGATTGAGTAAAACCTGCGATCCTCAAGGCACTGGAACCGTTCGTCACGCATCGTGGCCTGGATGGCGTCAAATTCAGTAAGCGCCTCGGTGTGGACGCGTTGCAGCCGCTGCTCTCTGGTTTCTCGCGCCATAGGGTCTGCCCTAACCTATCTCGCCATAGGTGTCACGATGGGAACAATGCGAACCGCCGGGCGTTGCGCGGCCGTCTTGGCAACCATGCTCGGAAAAAGATCAGTCATCGCCCACACCAGCGCATCGACACGGTCAGGGCTTCCAGCGCCCTCGTATCCGAACGTGGTCATCTGCGTCATTTGCGTCTCGAGCTGCGGGAAGCTGCCGACATGGTGGACCCGGCCCTGCTCGTACATGCTGGCGATGGGCTCGGCCCGGACATGCTTGCCGCGCGTGGCGCGGACTTCCTTGATGCGCACGTTATTCCGGACACTCCGCAGGGTTTGCGCCACCATGTCGCCGCCCTGGTTCACCTCGATCACGATGGCGTCGGCCTTGTGCGTATCGTACAGGTTAACCGCCCGCCTCGCCCACTCTAGCGGGCTGCCCTGCATTGAGCCGTCCTCAAGCACATAGGCTTCCTGGCTCTTGTGATGGACGCCAGCCACGATGATACCGTGCTCGTCGCTGTCCTCGTTGTTGCTTATCGCTGGGTCAACGGAGACGACAACGCGGTTGAGCGGGTCGTGGGTCCGGACCCGGCTGGCTTCGATCTGGCCATAGGTCCAGAGCGCATTTGGGATATCGCCGAGGATTTCCCCGCGCAGTTCCTGCCGGCCGAGGCGCGTGCCTTCGTAGCGTAGCTGGATCTTCTCAAGGAACTTGGCGGCCAGGTTGGAGCGGTTGTCCATCGTGGTGCCGCGCGTGATCGTAACCTTGCCCTCAGACCCGGCAACGATGGCCTTGACCAGTTCGACAGGCCTCGGCGTGGTTGTGACCAGCACGCGAGGATGATCGCCAAGGCGCAGGCCGAAGCTCAACTGGTCCCATGTCTCGCGGGCGTAGCGCCACTTCGCCAGCTCGTCGCACCACGCCAGGTCAAACTGCGGGCCCCGAAGCTGGTCCGGCTCTGTCGCGTTGAACGTGGTGGCGACAGCGCCATTGGCCCACGTCAGGCGGCGCTTGGACGGCTCGTAGAGCGGCCGCTCGCCCTCGGGGTACACGGACAGGATGCCGCTCACGCCCTCAACCATGACGTCACGGGCGTCGGCTGCTGTCTCCCCGATCAGGGCGATGCGCTTGTATCCCTTCGCAACGCATTCCTTGACCCACTCGGCTCCGGTTCGGGTCTTGCCCCATCCACGGCCTGAGAGGATCAGCCAGATATCCCAATCGCCATCGGGGCTAATCTGTTCGGGGCGGCCGAGGAAGTCGCGCCAGTCATACAACAGGGCGGCCTGCTCGGCTGGCGTCAGCTTGTCCACGATGGCGTTGCGTTCATCGCGCGGCAGGGCGGCCAGGCGCTCGGCTACGC